GCTTAAGCTTTCTTAAAGAAAACTTACGCCAACAAACGGTCCAGGACGATCACGAGTGACGTCAATCACCTGAAATTCTGAGTTTTTAACCAGAATCATGTGATTTGACCACATTTCTCTCCACTGAAGGTCTTCGACGGTACATGACCGCCAGAACTCCCGATTTAGAGGAAATGTCTTCGATTGGCTTAGGATAGCATTGATCCGTTTAACGAATCGTTGTGCTATCCGACCAAGTCGGAGCTCAGGGGAATGGATGGTAAACGAGGGTAGCAATAGGGATTGCTGGGCACGGAAGCCGCCTTCTATTTTTGAAGAAAACTCTCCGAGCGTGCAGTAACCTTCAGTTGCCATCCACGTTTTTAGGATTTGAAGGGTTCTCTTATCTAATCGATGACTGTCAACACCACAATAGCGAAAAACGTCATTGTGTGTTAACCAGATCTTCGAAGGGTCTTGTAGATCAGCCTCGGATTTGATCCGTCGTTCTTCTACAATACACATTTTTAGACAATGAGAGGTTAACTCAGCGGTCTTTTGACCGACGGCGCCACAACTGGAGAAGTTCCAGACATTCAAGCTTTGTCTGTCTAGATAATTCTGAACAGTTGCGTCGTCTCTGAGTAACCACCCTATGGCCTTAAGAACTCGCGGGCGGACATGTCTGAGCTCTCCCCCACCAGGATAAGGGAGGTTTAACCCCCCAAAACTGGATGGAAGAAAAGGCTCAAGACCATGCCGATGAGCTTCCTTATAAAAGGAATTCAAAAGCCAGTGCCCGAAGAGAGTAATCCCAAATCTTACGGATTCTCTCCAAGGATCACCGGTCCACCAACGAAGGGCTAAGTAGTATGCGAGGCCTCGGAAGTAGGTTCTGGGAATCTCCCGGAACCTAGGCATCCGATTCATGCCTTTAGCATCTACTAGCCCTATAATCTTAAGGACATCAACCCAACGGAGACCACCTATGGTCGAATCAAAATAAGCAAGAGTTTCAGTAAAAATAACTAAATCCTTACTAATTGAATTCGTTCCACTAGATGGAATGGCTCCACCGATTATTAAAAGTCGTAGATAAAATCTAATCACTCTTAAAGGAAGGTAAGAAGCCTGATCATCGCCACATCGGACTATAAGTGAATTTCTTTTCACCTGTATCCGTTCAAGGGCGGTCATCACCGTAGGGTTGTCAAAACCTACCATCTCCGGTTCGAGGGAGGGATTAAGCTCAAAAAGAGCCCATGCCCAATCCTGATGAAACCTTTCATAAAGGTTCAGGATACCCCAAGAATCCGGTGACCCCATGAGTATTCCACGTCTCTTAGTGACTACGGAATTCAATTTAGGGTAGGAGATTTCGCAATCCGCCGCAATTTGCCGATGGAGGATTCCAAACATTTTATAAATATTTGGAAATTCGACCTTAAGCGAATTGACAATCCCTAAGGCAAGACCCCTACAGATTTTGGAACTGAATGTATCAGTTGCTGAAGTGAGATCGAGGGAATGGAAAAACCATCCTTCTTTTAACTCCTTAACCTTCTTGAAAAGAAGTTGAAGGTAGTTACCACTATCAGCTAAGACACATTCATTATCCTTCCCTAAGAGCCCATATAAATAGGTTCTAAAAAGGTGAAGGAGTGTTCCTTCTCTGTAGGGGCCAACAGTAATTACGCGAGCCTTACATCCGCGATCCTCTACGGCCTCGGCTTTAAGCCTTTTTAGGTCGAAAGGAACCAGAAATGGATTAAACTCCGGTGGGACTTTGTAAAAGCCCATAAAGGGGTTATTACCATAATCTGGTGCGGGTAAGTCTCGAATTACACCTAACTCCCAGAGTTCCGCAAAAAGCAGATCCCTGAGAAGTAGTTGGTAATTCGGATCAACCGGGTCAAGATGGAAATAGCGTGCAGAAGCAGGCATTTCGTATCCTTCCTCGGTTTGTTCTGCGTAATACATATACTGTATTGCCTCAAGGGCCGATTCCCCAAAGATGTTGAATAATCGAGGATTTCCCTCGAGATCAACATTTGGGAGTCGGATAAAGGGCGGGTTCTCCAAGAAACGTCGAAGGGAGTTTTGCACTAAAAACTGCTTACCCCCACGACTCCTTGGAGCTTCAAGAGCGGCACCAGCTCCCATAGTTAAGTGAATATTTTTCACACCTATGGATGCACCAATCCCGCGGGCCCACTCGAGAGAATACTGTTCGGCGGCAATAGCCACCGAATCAGGAACCTCGATCGGATTTGTCATAAAGTCTCTGTGTTTTTCAAGAGCCTTTATAATAATCGGGAGATCTGGTACCCCAAATCCTCTTTTTGCTAGATGCAAATGATAGAGGGCTTGGGCGTACCATTCTCGTGGAACCCATGCGGGCAGAGGTCGTGCTAGTGGACCAGCTGTGGCTCGGAGACATTTAAAATGTCCCCGGGCCCAGCGGAAATCCAACCAGCCAACTTCTGGGTGTACCCCAAGAAGGCCCCGAAGAATTTCGGGAGTATCAAGGTTAATCGGAAAGACTGAGTAAAACTCACCCCAATCGGTTAAAACCTTGGCCTTCTTGAGGAACTGATGCCAGCCTTGAAAGGCGAACGTTGTGACACACCAGTGAAAGAAAGTACGGACAGAAAGAATCGTTTTAAAATGATGCTTTGCCCCTTTCGGACACCGGCCAGTCACTAGACAGGGGGCCAAAACGGTAAAGAAAGCTGAAAAGCTTTTCCAAACCTGATTGACCTTCTGTATCTCCTCTCTACGGGAGGGACGCCGAGTTATAAACCGGCATGCCCTCTCGTAGAAACCTGGTATTGATCCGTAGAGTCCCAGGACCGCTGCTGGGGAGACAAGCTTGTCCCAACAGTCTTCCCGGAAAAGCTCAAGCGGAATCTTTAAAGGTTCGGCGAGGGTTTTCCTTGGTTTAACCTGTGGCATTATGTCATGGG